GGCGCAGCACACATAGCCGCCCTCGACCTTGGCGGTGCAGACCGCCCAGGGGCAGATTTTCCTGGCCGCGTAGCGGGTCGGGGCGGCGACGAATTGCGTGTCGGGCATCAGCGGTCCCAATCCTCATCGAGCATGCGGCTCATCATGCCGTCGCGCGGCTCGTCTGGGTCGGGCTCGACGTTGTTCCATGTCCCGCAATGGATGCACTGCCATTCGGCGTCATCCTCCATGTCGATGACGAACCCGCACTTTGTGCATTCGAAGCGGGTTTCATCGCGGCAGCCGAGCGCCTCATCGACCATCCGGTCGGTGCAGCCTGGGGGGAGGTTCCAGCCGGTCATTGCGCGCCTCCATCACGATAAGGAACGCCAACGACCTGGAGGGCGTCCAGGACAAGGTCAAACAGCGCGTTGTAATCCGCCGCCCCTGGAACGGTCGAACCTCCCGGCTTGTCATCGTCGTTCAGGTGATCGTCATTAGCGCGCATACCGTCGCGCAGCATGACCAGGGCTGCGAAGGCGTTTTCGCCGTCCTGGGCGTTAAGAGGCTTCATCGAACCAGCCTCCCGCGGCCGGCGTCGATCATGTCGGCGCGATAGCGGGGGCTGTCGCCTGCGTCATCGGTGGGGGCAAAGCGATAGGGCTTTGATTCGCCGCGCATGACCGACATGATTCCCTCAGCGATGATGCGTCCTACTTCGTCCTTTTGCTCGGCATGGGTCGGCTCGCGGCCAAGCTTGCGCGTTAGGGCGAGAGTGATGGTTTCCTTGATCATGGCGGTTTTCCTTTCGGTGTTTTCACTTAGTCCTATTCACTGTCGCTGTCAAGGGGCCTGTTATGCGCCTCCGAATGAGGGTTGGCTTGGCGGCGTCCACGCGCCGGCGATAGGCGGAGGTCATGGCTTGTCGGTCCATTCGTTGCAGTTGGGGCATTGCCATTGGTCGTCGTTCTCCCGCTTGATTTGATCGGGGAACCAAGCCCAGCCGCATCCCGTGCAGTCGGCCGTGCGCTGATGAAGGCGACGTAGTCGAGCGGCGTTATTATCGCGGAGACTTTCGTTGAAGACTTGCCGCCAGCGGGCGTTTGGGTCCCTCATGGCGTGCTCCTTTCGAGGCGACGGCGTTCGACGTGGTAACCGAATATGAAGGCGGCGCGCAGCGCGTCGTCCTGGTAGGTGGCGAACGCCGCCCATTTTGCGATGGTGGGCGACGTTCCGTCACCGGCGCAGCGCATCCCTTCCAGGCGCGCGGCCTTGAGGGTTGGCTTGGCGTTTGAGCGCATCACCACACTCCCAAGGTTTCGAGGGCTTCGCGATCGCGCTGCGCCATGATCAGGTAGGCCTTGGGCAGCGTTTCGAAATGCGCCGTGACTTCCTCGCGGATGGCGCGCTGCTCGGCGGACATGAACAGCATCGTGGCCATGCCGACTTTGTAGGGGTTGCAGACCAGCATTGCGCCCTGCCAAGCGGCCGCGGCGAGCGTCTGGCTCGGCGGACAGCGGGCAAGCAACTGGCCCTTGTGTGCGCCACGGGTGGCATAGCAGGCGGCGAGCGCGGTCTTGGCTTCTGGGGATAACATGGCATGCTCTCTTTCTTCGCGTTTTGTGTTTTGTCGGGGGGTCTAATGAGGCGGCGCACGCGCCGCCCTTTAGGCCTCCTTTCAGCGATAGTTGCGATCAGCCTCGGCCATTTCAGCGTTAAAGCCATTGGCGTAGCCGAGCTTAACGAGACGTTCGTGCTCGTTGACCATCCAAATCACGTCGACCTTATCATCTGCAGTGAATGGTCGACGGTCTGAAGCTATCTCTGTCGCAATCTCGAGTTGGGTCAAACGGTCGTTGATGGTCATGGCATGCAGTCCCTTGGTTTAGGCCTGTTCACGATGTCCTACTCATGATCTTATGTCAAGCGCTATTTTTGCGTGGCCGCCCCAGGCCGCGGATTTTCATTCCCATGATCCGGTGCAGGTGGTGAAAGCAATCGGTCGACGTGCGCCAGGGCATCCATAAGCCGTCGGGGCGTTGCGGCTCGTCATTGGGATTGACGGACTCATAGGGCGACAGGGGCTCGTCGTCATCGCCGGCAATGGCGTAACGCCAGCCCGCCGGCCCCAGTTTCTCCGGCGGAATCGCCGGGTCGCCCGACGCCGTCCAGTCGATGCGCGCCCGCCACGAACCAAGATCGATTGAGCCGATCAACGCATGCGACTTCGAGTCGGCGCGCGGGTTCGAGGTCAAGTGCAGCTGGCCGCCTTCCTCGATCTCATAGCCGGCGCTCGCCTTCTGCCGCTGCGCCTCGAGGAAATTCTCCTCGGTCAAATACGCGGACAGGAAAGCCTCCTCGCCAAGCCGCCGCCACTCGATGAAAACATCGGGGTAATGCCACGTCCGGCCAGGCTCACGCCTTAGGCAATTCGCAAGGTTGGAGACGGACGGTTTTGATATTCGAAACATTTTGGCGACAATACCATGCGATACGCCCGCTCGGAGCAAGGCGAACGCATGCATTTTATTTCCTATGGTCATCTTTGGCCCAATGCGCTCGCGCGCCTCCGCCCGCAAAATGGCCACTGCCTCCATGGGGTTGAAATGGTCTGACATTTTTTCCTCGTTATTTGAACGGTTATCCATCATTGATGTTGAGGGGTGATAAACTATTACCAGCTTCGTTTTTAAAAGGCAAACTACGCGCGAGACTGATTCCGGAAAGATGAAATTTCTTCTGAAAATCAGAGGGGAGGAGAGAATACTCCTATATAGGCTGAACTTTGGCTAAAAAAGGAGGCTGTTAAGAGTTTATCACCCCTCAAGGGTAAAGAAGTTCAAAACGTCCAAAAGGGGTAGACAATTGCAAACCCGGAAAACGGATTCGGTATTTCCCCGGAGGCCAAAACTTCGTCTGGGACTGCGCGCGCGGGCGGCCGCGGCGGAGGCGGAGGCGCCCGAAAACGCCCCCAATCCCATGATCATCGGGTCAAGCCGACCACACCACAAACCCGCTCGAATCACGCTTCGCCTTGCGACCTTTCGGCGAGAGCCCAATGATCATCCCGCCGCGCGGGTCAAGATGGCGAAGGTCATGGTCGTCGCCGTTGACAACCGGTCGGCCAAGGTAGGTTTTCGGCAAGGCGCAGCCGAACACCACCGCAACGTTACCACCGGCCGCCAAAACCGCCCGGCAATCGCCCTCATTGGTTTCCGAGCGCGAAAATGTCAGGTGGTAGTTCGAAGGCCACACAGGGGATTGGAGGGCCGCCAGCGCCCGGCGGACGCTCTTGGTATAGTCAACAAACTGGATGTGGGGATATCGCTTGACCACGGCGAGCCAATTGATGTCCGTTGCGCCGTTGAGGCGGACGCAAAGCTTGAGGCCTTCCCGTTGGGCCTTGCGTTCGGCGCGGGCTATGCCGGCGTCGAGCTCGGCCATGAACCGCTGGCGCTCGCGCATGAACATGATGGATTTGGCGCGGCGGGATTCGATCACGGCGTTTGTTTCGCCTTCCTTATGCATGGCGGCTTGACCGCTATGCTCGCCAAGGCAAAGGGCGACGCATCCCGGGCTAGCGTTGCCGCATAGATCGCCAACACCGGCGGAGCGATGCGGCGCCATGTAGTTAATCGCGTTCATGTACCCATAGGCGCGCGCTTTGATTGCTTTTGGGCTGTCGAGTGAAAAGAATTGAGTGAAGACGTGGCGTGACATTGGCATGTCCCTTTCCGTGCTTGATCGCACGCCAATGCCAGACGCAACGCGCGTCTGGCATAAGCTTGCGTTCAGATATCGGAAAGCCAATTGCGCTCGACGCGCGCGTAGTGACTACGGTTGTCTGCTAGGCGGCGCGTCTCGCGATAGTAGCCTGCCAGCAATGCGTCCGCCTCATCAACCGGCAGTGTGCGCGCGACGTCATTAACATAGGCGCGTGTCTCGCCGGCGCGCGCCAGCGTAAGGCCGGCCTTGTGTGCTTTGATCGTTGCGTCTTGATTGTGTGTCATGGTCATAGCTCCAAAGGCGCGAGGCGCGCCGTCTTCACAATGTCCGACTCGTTGTCTTATGTCAAGGGGCAATCGCCGGGTTCGGCGACCGGGTTCGAGGGTTCGAGGGTTCGAGGGTTCGAGGGTTCGAGGGTTCGAGGGTTCGAAGCGCGCGGCGAGCACACTCATGCGTGAGGTTTAAAGCTTTGCTTCAACAGCTGGACACGAAGCGCCTCGACACTGGGCGGCGCGGGCTCGAGCCCCCCCCCTGCCCCCTCCTCGATGGAACCGGTACCGGGGGTGTCCCCCATCCATCAACTATGCTAAAATAAACAACATGCCCCACATGGATGAAGAATTCCTACCTCTTCCCTTATTCACCTGGGATGAGCGGCCGAGCACGCTTCTTCTTGATTCTGAGGAGTGTGCGACGGCGCTTTATCTCACTGACGGGGTGATTGAGGACGCGGCTTTCAAGCTGAAGGTTCACCCTCTCCGTCTCTTGCGGTTCGTCAACCGGTCGGGTCGTCTCAAGAAGTTGCACGCAGAACTGGCATTGCTTCTCAACGACAAAGTTCACAAGGAAGTTGTTCGTGCATTCAGGGACGACGACGACCGTCGGCGGGAGTGGGCGAGTGCGAAGGTGATCAATTCGAAGCAGTTCCAGGATCATCCTCTTGCGCCGAATGTTGGTGGCGGGCAGCCGGTATTGGCGATCAATGGGCCGCAGCGGATTGTGATCAGCTGGGAGGATCCGTTACCGGCGGCTCCGGCGGCTCCGGCGGCTCCGGCGGCTCCGGCGGCTCCGGCTTTGCCGAGTTCTGGCTTGATCGAGCATGATCCGCATGAGTGATGTGGGGGCGGTGGCTGATGATGCATTGGAGGCCCAGGAGGCCCAGGAGGTATTGCGGGTACGCGTACCTTATCGACCTAGGCCCCATTTCGTGCCTTTGCATGAGGCCGGCAAGCGATGGATATTCGTTGTTGCTCATCGTCGTGCGGGGAAGACCGTGGCGTTGGTCAACCAGCTTATACGGGCTGCCAACGCCAATACCCGAACCACGCCGCCGCCCCGGTATGCTTATATTGGCCCTTCCTTTGACGCGGCGAAGGATTTGGTTTGGGGTTATCTCAAGCACTACACTCAAGCCATTCCAGGCGTGAAATACATGGAGGGCGAGCTCAGTGTCACGCTTCCCAACGGGGCGCAGATCCGGCTTTATGGCGGGGCTTTGGCTTATGAGCGGATGCGTGGGATTTATCTCGACGGAGCGGTCCTGGACGAGTACCCGCTCCTTCACCCCTCCGCCTTCACTTCTGTGGTCAGACCTTGCCTGGCAGACTATCGCGGTTTCGCCATTGTCTCTGGCACCGCGGCGGGGGAGGATCATTTCCACGCCCTGAAGTTGAAGGCTGACGAGGACCCGAACTGGGCGGTGTTTGACATTCCGGTGACCGACACGGGAACATCCGCTCTCCTCCCCGAGGAGGTTGAGGAGATGCGCGCCGACATGTCGTCGGACGAGTTTGCGCGTGAGATGTTGTGTTCGTTCCAGGCGCCGGTGGAGGGGGCGTATTACCAGGAGGCGATCAACGCGCTGCAGATGCAGAAGCGGGTTTGCCGGGTGACGCCGGATTTGAACACCTCAGTGATCACCTCGTGGGATCTTGGCATTCGGCATTTGCAGGTGATTTGGTTGTTTCAGGTGTGTGGGCGGGAATTGCACTGGATCGACTACATCGAGGGCCGCGGCAAGTCTCTTAGCCACTACGTCGAGTTGCTGGCGTTGAAGGCGAAGACCGGCGGTTTCGAGTTTCGCGCGCATCTTTTGCCCCACGACGTCGAGGTCAAGGAGCTGGCGACGGGGTATTCTCGGCGGCATGAGCTGACGATGCTCCTCAAGGAACCGGTTTTGACGGTTCCGAATCATAGCACGGAGGATGGGATCACCGCGACGCGCGGCTGTTTAGGCGTGAGTTGGTTTGACGAGGACGGGTGCCGGAAGGGTTTGGCGCGGCTTAGGAGTTATCGCCGTGGCAAGCATGGGCAGGCGATTTCGGACGAGGCGGAGGACGCAGCTGATGCGTTTCGGACGGGGTGTGTGGGCTTGCCGATGATTTCTGGCGGGTTTATGTCCTCGAGCGGGGCTGGCGGCCGTTTGCGCCGGCGTCTGAGGGGCCTGATATGACCGTTGCCGAGCTGATCGACGAACTGAAGAAGGCTCCTCCTTCGATGGAGGTCAAGGCTTGGGACGGCGACTATCAGCGTTATGTCCCGGTTGCCAAGGTTCATGTCGAGGACGACGAGCTGTTGCTGGACTCGCACCCATGACCGTTGCGCGACTTTTTATGTCCTCGAGCGGGGCTGGCGGACGCCTGCGAAGGAGGCTAAGAGGGTTGATATGATTTGGCCCTTCCGCCGGCGCGAGGACACTTACGCCCGCATCATGCGGGAGATTGTCCCTTTGCTGCCGACGCACGAAGACCTGGCGGCGCGCGAGCGGAAGCGGATTGCCGAGCGGGAGGAAGTTCGGCGGCGCAACGACCGCGATGGCGAGTACGAGCGCGGGATGGAGGGGTTTCAGTGAGTTTCGCCTGGATCCAGACGACGGAAGGAAATCTGGTCCGCGTTCACTCGAGCCAGTTTCCGAGGACCGAACAATGGAGCACGCAGGTGAGTGAATTGGATCAGGGCGCTCCCGAGGGAGCGGTCAGGTTGATGGGTCATCTCGATCTTTTGACCGACGAGCCGCTCGAGCTTGCGGTGGCGTTAGCGAAATTGTCCAGGATCAAGGAGGCCGGCGGCTCGAAGCGCGACGAGTGGCATGTGTTCCTCGATCATCTCGAGGAACTCGTCGAGGCGCTGAAAAAACTCAACGAGCCAACATCAAAGGAGCAAACGTAATGGCGACCATTAGACTGAAGCCGGGTGAGACGGCTCTCGTAGTAGCTCAAGATCCCAGTCTTGTGATTGGCGGCGGGCCGATGCCCGGAGGCGGCGATCAGCCGGTCGATCCGGGTTATGGCATTGATCTCGGTCTCGGCATCTGGGGTCCGACGGATCCGCGCCCGACGCCGCCGATTGTGATCCCGCCGCCGGTTACTCCTCCGACGCCGCCGACCGATCCGGTCGATCCCGGTTATGGCATCGACATTGATGCCGGCTATGTCCGGCCCGAACATCCGATTGTCCTGCCGCCGCCGCCTTCTGGCGGTCCGGCTCCCAACTGGGAGCTTAAGGTGGCGTGGACGCCGGTGACGGGTTGGGTCGTGGTGGCGATCCCGACTGGCGAGCATCCGGCGCCGTCGCGGAGAAAGTAACTTTCATGGACAAGCGTCTACCCCCGTCGAAACTGATCCTGTCCAAGGCGGGGGTGGACGTACTTTCGGATCGTGAGGGCTGCGAGCTCGAGGCGTATCTCGACTCGGTTGGCGTTTTGACCATTGGCATCGGCCACACATCGGCAGCCGGGCCGCCCAAGGTTGTCCAGGGCATGAGGATCACCGAGGATCAGGCGCACAAGATTTTTCGCGCCGACAACGTGCGTTTCCGCAAGGAGGCGGCGCCGTTGATCAAGGTCCCGATGTTCCAGCATGAATGGGACGCCATGTGCTCATTCCTGTTCAATGTCGGGACGACGCAGTTTGCTGGCTCGACGGCGCTGCAGCGGCTGAACGCCAAGGATTACGCCGGCGTGCCGGAAGCGCTTTTATGGTGGAACAAGCCGCCGGAGATCATCCCCAGGCGCAAGGGCGAGGCGCACGATTTCGCTGAAGGCGAGCCCTATATCGCAAGGATTGCCTAAATGGCGCTCGAGCAGCTGTTTGCGTCGTTCAAGTCCGACAAGGGCGGCGGCAATTCCGGTTCCTACGACCCCAACGACGCCGACAGCTACAATTCCTTCATCCAGGCGATGATCAGCGACGCGCGCGATTACGAGGGTTCGGTGCTCGCGGAAAATCGCAACGATGCGCAGAGCTATTTCTACGGTTACCTACCAGGGCTCGGCCCTGGCGGGACCAATCCCGCCGGCAACACGCTGGTCATCCAGGATCCGAACGCCACCTACGACCAGATTCTCGGCGCCACCACCAAGGAGACGGCGAATCGCTCGACCTATGTGTCGACCGACGTGCGCGATGCGATCATGCTGATGTTGCCGGCGCTGATCCGGCTGTTTGGCGCATCGGAGGCTCCTGTTTACCTGGTGCCGCGCAGCCAGCAGGAGGTCGACCAGGCGCAGCAGGCGACCGACTATGTGAATTATGTTTTTTGGAACGACAATCCGGGATTTTTGATCCTCTATGGCGCCCTGAAGGACGCCCTTACCGTCAAGACGGGGTTCGTAAAATGGTGGTGCGACGAGAACAAGGAAACGGTCCGGAAGAAGTTCACCAACATCACGGCGGATCAGATCCATCGGGTGATGATGGAAAACCCGACGGCCAAGCTGATCAAGCTTGGCAAGGTTATCTCGGATGGAATGCCGAAAGCCCCTCCTGGGCCGAGGCTCGTTTCGCCGCCGCCCAGTTTGCCGCCTGGGATTCCCCAGATGGGCGGGCCGTCCGCACCGCCCATGCCCGGGCCGCCCGCGAGCCTTGGCGGCCAGACCTCCCCTGGAACTCTGCCGGGCGTAACGTCCACTTCTCCGAAAGCGATGGGCGGGGTGGAACCCGTCTCCGCCCCGCCACCGTCTGGTGGCCCGCCGCCAGGAGCGCTTTCGGCGCCGACTGGTCCGACCCCGCCGATGGGGACGTCCCCGACCTATGACGAAGTCATTATCCAGTTCGAGCTGAACAAGCCGCTGATCCGTTGCGCCGGCGTGCCGCCGGAGGAGATGCGGCTCGACCGTTACGCGCGCAGTTTCAAGGACAGCCGCATCGTCGGCCATGAGCGGGTGGTGCCGGTCGACCAGATGATTGCGATGGGCTACACGCGTGAGCTCTGCCTTGATCATATCCAGTCGCAGGACATCAATGAATTCACGATGGAGAGCCAGCTTCGCAATGCGGGCCGGTCGATGTCGACGCGGGTGGGCGACGGGGTGCTTTACGGGGAGTGGTTCATCAAGGCGGACAAGGATGGAGACGGTTCGCCAGAGCTCCGTTACATCTGCACGATGGGCGAGGATCACGTCATCGTCCACGACGAGGAAGCCAATCGCGTCAAGTTCGCTCTTTTCTCCTGCGACCCGATTTCGCACACCATCGTGGGCGACTCGATTGCCGACTACACCAAGGACATCCAGCGCATCAAAACCAACATGATGCGCGGCGTGCTCGACAGCCTGGCGGAGAGCATCAACGCCAAGACCGTCATCAACGAATTGATGGTCAACCTCGATGACGCGCTCAACGATGATCTCGGCGCGGTGATCCGGACCCGCGGCGACCCGTCGAACACGGTGATGTTCGCCAACACGCCGTTCGTCGGTCAGCAGGCGATGCCGATCATCGACGCGCTCAATGCCGTTCTCGAACGCAGGACAGGATTAAGCGATGCAGCAAAAGGTTTGGATCCCAAAGCGCTTCAAAGTTCGACCCAGATTGGCGTGGAAGCTATTATCAATGGCGCGCAGGAGAGGGTTGAACTGGTGGCTCGCGTCTTATGCGAGACGGGCTTCAAGGATCTCTTCGTCGGGCTTTACAACGAGATCTGCGAGAACCCGAACCCGCCTCGCACGCTCCGCGTTCACGGCGCTTTTGTCCCATACGACACGTCGACATTCGACGCGTCGATGGCGGTTGAGGTAAACGCGAATTTAGGCAAGGGCTCCGACATGGTGCGGATGGTCGCGCTGTCGGGGATCAAGACCGATCAGCAGGCGCTGATTGCGCAGATGGGGATCAACAATCCGATCTGCGGCATCCCGGAATTGATGAACACCGAAACTGATTTGCTCGCCATCGCCAACGTGAAGAACGTCGGGCGCTACTTCAAGATGCCGACCCCCGATCAACTGCAGCAGCTTCTCAGTGCGCCGAAAGCGCCGGACGCGCAGATGATGGCGGCGCAAGCGATGATCGAGCGGGTTCGCATGGATGGCGCGAAGGCGGTTGGGCAGCAGCATATCGACACGCAGCGGATGCAGAGCGAAAACGAGTTCAAGCACCGGCAGCTGCAGGCCAAGACGCAGGTCGATTTGCAGAAGCTCGAATTGCAGGGCCAGCAGATGGGCGTCGATCATCACATGCAGCTGGCGGAACTGGCTTCGAAGCTGATGGCCGACCAGCAGGCCGGCGAGCAGCAGGATCAGCAGTCGCAAAACGAGATGGCCGATCAGCAGATGAAGCAGAACCAGCAGGGCGAGGACAATCTCGCAGCGTCGCATCAGGCTGTTCTGCAGGCCGCGGCCCAGGCGGCGGCGCATCGTGAGAACATGGCGAAGATCGACTCGGGCCACACGCAAGCGATGACCGACATGGCGGCGCGCCATCACCAGGCGATGACCGGCCACGCCGTGAAGGGCGCGGGCATCCTGTCGGAAAATGTCATGAACGCCGAGCAGCGGCAGCATGAGGCGTCGCAGGGCGAGCTTGACCGGAGCCATGAGGCGACGCAGAGCGGGCTCGACCGGCGGCATCAGGCGGAGACGACTGCGGCGACGCTGTCGCAACAGGAGAAGATCGCCAAGATGAAGCCCAAGGGGCCGGCGAAGTGACCGACCCGACGCCGCTTCGTCCGTCCGATTCGGTCGAGCGCAAGCTCTTGGCGGACGAGTCGTTAGAGCTTCTGGAAAATCATGCCTTTACGGCGGCCATCCTGACGCTGCGTAAGGAGTGGTTCGCGGAATTGATGCGCGTTAATCGAAGGCGTGAGATGATGTACTGGACGATGAAGCTACAGGCGCTCGAGGCGATCCCGCAGCGGCTGCAGATCTTCGTCAATGACCAGAAAATGCACGAAGCGAGGAAGAAGTGACGGAAGATATTGACCAGGCGGCTGATGGGTTCGCCAGGGAGATTCAACCAGAGGCGCCGCCGAAGCCGCGCGATGTCGCCGGCCGGTTCGTCGAGTCGACCGAGAAGCCGCAGCCGCTGTTTGCGGAGCGGGTGGATGAGGGATTGGGTGACGCGGGGGCCGACCCCGAGCGCGTCAGCCGGGATAGGGAGGTTCGCCGTGGCTCTAACCAGAGGTTGTCCGTATCAGGATCCGAGTCCGGGGGTCCAGAGAGGGTTGGATCTGACGCCGAGGGGGATGGAGAGCTTTCGGCAGATGAGCTCGCAGCGGCCGGAAGAGAGGGCGGAGAGGTTGCCGAGCAAGCGCCGGCCGATGACGGCGAAAAATACGAAGTAATTGTCGACGGCAAGCCGCAGCAGGTCACGTTGACCGAGGCGCTCAACGGTTATGTCCGGCAGGAGACTTTTCATCAGCGGTTGAGCGAGCTCAACAATGTGCGCGCCGGACTCGAGGAGGACTCCCGGCGCCAGCAGGCGAACTGGTTGCTCCTGATGAAGGCGAAAGAGGCTTACGAGGTTGACGTCAA